GTGTTGCATCTATGTTGCCGCCGTTGATGTCTACTGTCGCAATCGTAGTTGTGCCTGAGACATCTACGTTGCTTGAGAACGTAGCAGACGTACCAGTGATGCCGCCTGTGGTCAGTGTACCTGAAAGTGTTGTGTTGCCTGTTACGCCTAGTGTACCTGCAACTGTTGCATTTTCATCTACGTCTAGCGTATCGATATGCGCAGTGCCGTCTAGGTATAAATCCCGAAACTCTTTGGTTGCTGTACCCAAGTCCCGAAGGTTTGTGGCAGATGGGACCAAAGATGTTGCGATTTCAGAATTAACGTAAAGGACATCTGTACCTGCGTCACCAATGATGGTGTTGCCGTTCAGTGTTGTAACACCATCCACATCTAGGTTTGTATCGATCTGGACGTTGCCGCCAACAGTCAGATCAACTGCAACTGTAGCACTCTCGTCCACATCCAATGTGTCGATATGCGCTGTACCGTCTAGGAACAGGTTGCGGAACTCTTTAGCCGCCTCACCCAAGTCTCTTGCATCGTCAGAGTTAGGAACGATGTTTGTAGAAACCTGCGCATTAACAGCAACGGTATCAGTGTTTGCATTACCAATTGTGGTACTGCCGTTAAGAGTCGTATCACCCGTGACCGTTGCGTTGGTATCAACAGTTAAGCTGCCGTCTACGTCTAGATCACCTGTAACGTCTACGTTGTTCTGAAATGAACTGGCTGCAGTAACGGTTATTGAGCCGCCAATCGTTGCATCCCCTGCCATAAGCAAGTCAGCAAAGCGATTACCTACTGCGCCTAGATCAACAACACCGTCACCTGATGGCAGGATATTGTTTGCAGTGTTTGTGGCAGCAAGCTCATACCATGCCGCTGCAGAAGCAGTGTCGGATACACAGACGTATATACGGTTTGTCGTAGTGTTCAGCCACAGAGAACCTTTTGCATAACCTGCAACGGTATCATCTGTGATCGTAGGGTTTGATGTAGCGGTAGTATTATTGGCACCGCCTACCCCGCCGTTAACCTGCTTCAGATAACCTGCGACTGATGTTGCGAGATCGATCTTAGGTGCATTACCTGCAGTACCATCATGAGTATGACCTGCCGTACCGAAAGCTGTTTCGATCTGGTCGAATTCAGCGTTGAGGGGTGGAGCCGTAATGTCTGCGCCGTTGGTAATATCTGGTCTAGATTGGCGAGTGTAGCCTGCCATAATTAACGCCTTCCTGAAATGCTAAATTCAAATACTAAACCTTGAATTGTATATGGTTTAGATTGTCCAATCGTTGTAAAAGTAGCCCGTGCTGAAAAACCGGAACCTTGAATATCTGATGTCATAATCGGTTTAGAGTTTCCGCCATAGATGACGTTCACACCTGCGTAGTCTAGGTCTTGACCGCCGTAGGCAACGGGACCACCCTCGCTTTGATTGTTGTAATTGAGAGGTCGAGGGGTATTGGGTGTCCCCCAATCATAAGCCATTGAGAGGAAAAGCTCGACCGGACCTTCTGCCCTTATGAAGGTGTTTACTTTGCGAAGAACCTTGCGGGTCTCTGTGTCCCCAAAATCTAAATACGGCGTGGAATATACTCCAAGTATATCTCTACCGTTAAAAGACGTACCCTCCTCCTGACGATATACCTTACCATCAGAGTCGCCGTGCAAGACGTATTCTTCCAAGCCAATATAATCAGATGTTACGCAGGAGGTGCGGATGCCTACAATCTCTCCAAACTCCCAGCCAATCTGACCGCTCTGATCCGACAGACCGCCAATGATACCGTAACTTTCTTCGAGATCCTCTGTACCGTCACCGACAAAAAAACGGACCTGAGACTTACCCCGGATTACAACACCGTTTATCGTGTCCATGTCGTAATTTTTGATCATATTGACCAAGGTTACCTGAATAGATTTGGAAAGTGTGGTTAGCTCAATATCACCAATGCGGGAGGTTCCAGCGACAGGCCTAAAGCCTTCAGGGGATAAGAATATAAGATCTCCACCGATTTCAAGAACGCTATCACGGGCTACACAACCTACGTTTGTCGTTACTTGATCCAGAGTGAACCCAGCACTTATGTCAGGGCTTACTTTTTTGATTGCGTTTACGCCGAATATAAAAAGATCATCACGAAAAGGCTTGAACTGAACTACATTAAAACCCGGGGTGATCTGACCAGCACCATTGGCAACTGTAAAATCTAGTGGATCACTAGGTGAAGAGTGACAAATTACAGCCCTAGAAGTTAAATCGCCGCCTAAGAAAAGGTGGTTCTCAAAAACCTCCACAATAGCAGGAGCATTAACTACTTGATCACCACCGGGACTAGAAGAGCCTCCGGTATTAGTATTGGTCAACTGATACCAGTTTGTACCATCAAAAACTGTGGCAGGATTTACCCCGTCCACAAAACAAATCTGCGACCCAGATCCAAAGTCAAATTGTGTGTGACGCAACTTAGTTACAGTCCGACTACCGGAAGTATAATTAAGTGTAATGCCGGGGGGCAGTAGAATCTTCTGCCATCCTGATAATTCTATAAATCGGTACAAAGAATATGAAGGGGAACCCACATCTTTACGGGCGGCAATAATGTAGGGATTTCCTAAGTGTTCATTTTTATAGATTGCAATCCCAAGGATTGGACCTTCTGCCAGAAGGTCTCCAACCGCTGCATTTAAGCCCCCTAGTAAAGAGTACCCTTCAATACGACGATAGCCGCCATAAAGTGACGGCTCAAAGTTTACCAGCCTAGTGGCTGCACCCGGCGCAGCTTCGGCAAGAAATAGATGATTTTCGTTTGAGTTTAAGCCGCCAGAGCAGACAACTTTAAAGCTTTGAATTTCATCAGGCATTAAAACTGAATCCTAGTGTCTCGAACCGAAGTGTAATTGTTAATGTAGATGGATTGCAGGTTCTTTAGACCGGACTCAAAAGAAACATATGCAGACTGAGACGCTTGGATGTTGTCTTTGAACATGTACAGAAAATACATTGCTCCATCGACTAGGACGCTATCAAATGAAGTAGGAATGCGGCAGACATCGCTAGCGTTAGTTAGATCTGTAAAATTTTGGTAATAGCGAAAACGGATTGTGTAGGCTCTATTGGGTGCAGGTGTTACGCCAAAGCCACTACCATGGCTGGCAAAAACAAAATCAGGAACATCCCGTCCCTGTGACCCCGCTGTGTAATCTGCATCCCGGTGACGGCTGTACCATTCATCACGCTCAATAAATTGAAGGGACTTGTACCCTACTCCTAGACTATCGTTTTTTTGGATCTGGAAACTATTCCAATCAGCTATTTTGTAGTTTACGGGCCATGTATACTCAGTCTGACCAGCAACCAATGAAATTGTGTGTTCAGCGGCATTAAAAGGCCAGCTATACTCTGCCTGATTAAGCCTAGCTACCGATGACTGCACTGCATCTTTAACAAGGGCGTGTACACCTCGTACCGATGGAAAATCACCTGCAACGATTTCAACTTCGTTTAAGCGTCGAAGAACCTGATTACATAAATCAATGTATGTAGTTGGCATGAATAATCCTCAGAAAAAGGTGTTGGGGGCAAGTTGCCCTGCCCCCGCTTAACCATTAGGCCAAGTTGTAGTTTGCAGTGATAAGTCCTTCTGGGCGAAGGATTTTTCGGCCATAGAGCTGTATGCCCCGGACGATGTCTGCGAAGGTTTCTGGTGAGCGGAAGCTCTCAGTTTTCGCAATTTGGTCAGCTACTGCGGCTGCGGAGTCATGGCCTGCGACCAGAACACCGAAGTTAGTTGCAGAACCTGCAGCGGCACTTGTCCCAGATCCTGTACCTTTGTAAGGAAGGTTGTTGGACTGATATACACGGAAGCCACGGATGGTGCCGGGAAGGCGACCATTGCGTACTTCTGCATCGCCACCGAAGTCAGCGTTAACCAGCTTCGCATCTTCGTCCATCAGGATCTCTTTGAAGACAGGGTCTACAACGATCCAGCGACCATCTGTGTCCACGTTAGCTGCGTCCATAAGACGAGCCATGCGGTTCAGAACAGCCAAAGGCGAAGTCAAAGCACCAGCACCGCCACCTGCAGTTACAGGAATGGAGTTAGCTGCAGTGGAACCACCGAAGGCACCTTGTGTCAGCTTGTTAGCTGCCAGCAATTCGTCTGCGCCTGCTGCTGCATTTGATTTAGTACCTGCAGCGGCTGTGCGGGCGACCCATGCAGAACCGTTCCATGTGTAACCGGACATGTAGCCCAGAACGTCTTGGTCAAATGCGTCACGCAGTTTGAAACCAGCACGGTCTGTTGCGAGGTCCATGAAAGAAACGTGGGAATGGGCTTCCTCAATGTCATCTAAAGCGAACTGGAAATAAGAAGCTTGGTCGATAACCATAGTAAAATCAGCATCTTGCAAGTCTTGTGTCGCAAGCGTAGTGCCACGAGCATAAGAGTTGATTGTGATTTCGGGTTCTTTGATAATTTTGCATTATGTTCAGGCAAAGTCGCTAGTTTTTGCCCCGCTCTTTCGAGCCGCTACATGTCGCCATGCAGATCAGACTATATCACCATCCGCTAGGGATGCTCTGCGCTTCGAGCCGCTTGGCTCTACTCCATTTCTGGATAGTCGTTGAACCTTCCCGTTTAAGGGCTTGGCTGCTGATTGTCTCATAGAGATGTCCCAGCAATTCACAGAGTTCTTCGATCAGGATCACTCCTGAAAGCCGCCAAAAAATTAAACGGAGTCGCCCATGTTGGCGATTTCGCCAGCATAGTCAGTGTTAGTAATATCTTCTACTACTGAAGAGTTACGGAAAGCCTTTTGGACTTTCTTAGAATAGATAACTGGTGAAAAGTTACCGTTTGGGAGGTTTGTGTACCCACCCGCTGATGGAAAAGCCATTGTAATATCTCCTTGTGAAATGGCAGGTCGGACTAGCCGACAGACAAGACAGAAGGGAATTATTAAGTGGCAGTGTTTATGTTATGGGTGCGTACAAGATGTATCAGGCCATGATACAAAACTACGGGCCATACCACACTGGTAGACTAAAATTCTTAATTCTTCTGAAGGTAGTAACAAACTAAGAGGTAGTCTTTAAAAGAGGCTCTGGTTTGTGAGAGATCATCTAAACAATCTCGTAGCTATCTTATGTAATAAGACAGGTAGAAGTTTGCTTGATATAATAATTATAGCACGTTTAGTATTAGTAGTAAATAGCTATTACTATAACCTGCCCCTAGTAGGGACAGCCCTAGCATATAAGTATTGCTCATTTTGTCAATAGTTAATTTGCTAGGACTGCCATTTAGTTAACGTGCGCCGCCGGTCATGTCGTAGGTAAATGCACCTGCCTTCATGGCTTCAAGGATTGCCTCCTCATTAGCATCGTACTCACGATCAGACATACGAGCTACTTGGCTTTCGCTAAACTTAGCTTTTCCCGTAGCCGCTGGTGTTGCAGAGGTTGATCGACCTACTGCCTGTGCTGCCGACTTCTTTGAGGAAGTCTTACGCTTACCGGTGTCTGCCTTGTACAAGTCGATTGCACGGGCTGCGGCCATGGCATCTGTGTTGTTCTTATACAGAGCATCATTGATGTACAGTGGCTGCATGGCTACCCATTCGTGGAAGGCCGGGTCTTGCCTGATGTCATTAAAGTCAGGATGCAGCTTCATTAGCTGTTGCTCTGCTTCTTTTTTGGTGAGCTTAGTCTCCAAATCCTTCAAATGACCTAGACGCTTCTCGCCTTCTTCAAGGGCTTCATTGGCACGTTTCCGTGCAATAGTGTCTACGATCTTCGCAACATCAGGATACTTGTTCGTCCATTGCTCAATTTCCTCATCAGTCTTGGGAAATTTGATCTGGCCCTTTGCGGCGCTATCAAGCTGTGACTTCAGCTTCTCTAGCTCTTGGTCCTTCTGGGACATCAACTGTTGGGTGTGACGCCGAAGGTCTCCATACCGTTTTTTAAAGGAAGCCTCTTCTGGCTCTTTGGGTTCAGAATCTACAACTACCTGTGCTTCCAATTCTTCAGAGTAAGAGGTGTCAGCCTCTAGCTCTTCTTTACGTCTATATTTGCTCATGGTTTTCCTCTGGGGGCTTCACTCTTCGGTGAAGGTGGCCCTCTAAATCACACGATGAAGGTAACCTTGGGTTTCTTCACCATGCCGTACATGGAAGTCTTTTTGGAATAATCACTGTCTTTGTAATCATCCGTTTCGTTGACTTCCGGTTCCTCTTCGGAAACCTCCACAACTGCTTCTTCTACAACTTCACCCTCTGGGGTTGCCTCTTCCTCGTAATGATACCCTGTGCCATCACAATGATCACACCCAGTTCCATCACACTTCGGACAGACTTCACCCTCTTCTTCGGCTGCTTCTTCGTCAGCCTCTTTGATAAACCCCATGGCATCCATTGCCATAAGACCCATCTTTGCCTCTTCTTGCAGATCCATGATGTGTTTCAGGCCATGCCATTTGACTACATCTGCAGGCAGAACGTATTCGCCTTGGGATATGTTAATATCAATATCGTCCCGTACCTCTTCTGCAGAGGAACCCACGGGGATAGGGTTACCGGACACGGGATCTACTGGACCCATCATGCCGCCGTGGTACATATCAAGCTCTTCCTCTTCAGAGGTGGCCTTCTGTACTGCATCTGCACGGGTCTTCTCGTATGAAGACAGAGACCCGTCATTGTTAATGTCTGCTTTGTTTTCGTCTAACTGAAATTTATTGTTTGCCATGTCTTCACCTTCCGGGGTCATAATGCCTTTACGAGCTACTGCTAGACCGCCAAGGGCCATGCCCCCAGCTTCTGCGTACTCAGGATAAGTAATCGTAATATTGTGTGAGAAATCTGTGTCGTACACCGGCTCTTGGCCTTCATAGCCACGGGTAAAAGTATGCTTCCCGATGGTTATTGGGTCTGGGCCAGAAAAGTTTGTACCACGGGCCTTAGTTGTAGCTGTGTTCTGAAAGAATGTACGCCCGTCTACAGCGTCCTCACCCATCTGATAGTAATCAGCAAACTCAGCGTGACCCTGTTGCAGATCCTCTTCTGGTACGGGGATGCTATAAACGTCACCATACTTACGGATGGGTTCAAACTCATCTGCGGTCAGAAGCTCATCTACGGTGTCTGGGAAGCGTGAAGAGGCTAATCGGTTGAAGATCACCCCACGAACAGCGTTTCGGCCTTCTATGCCCTCCCCACGGGCTTCTGCCCATACCAGACGCTCAATCTTATCTGCATCCTCGTAGGGTAATACTGTCTTTGGGCGAGACTTAGGGCGAGGGCTTGTTGTAAGATTGTTGTCCATTAGTCTGCACCCTTAATCACTTCATCACGAAGCGTTTTAAATCTACGAAGCTCTGTGATTGCCCCTTGGACTTCTAAAATTCTCTGGGGGTCTTTTTGTTTTTCCAGAAGATCACGAAGACATTCAATTCTAGCTGCAGCGTAATCGTGCAGTAGATCCATTTGCTCTTTGTTATTCACCAAAGGAAGCAATAGGCGGTAAAAGCTCTTATCCATTATTTACCTGTATTTTGAGGGACAGCTTTTGTGCCAAATTGGCGTATATAAGTCATGTCCTCAGCGTAAGCTTCCGCCCAACGATTTTCTGTAAATGTTGCGAACAGGATAAGTTGGTCTACGTCTAAGCCGATGACTTGGGTTAATTCGTGTAATTCAGAAACTTCTTCCTGCAAGCTTTCAATAATATAGGCTTGTTGAGATACCCACCAGATTGCACCACCAAACTGAATAGCCATAGCTAGAATTAAAGCCGCAGGTAATTTTACTTTATCCATTTTTTACCTCAAAACAGTAAATCGCAATGTTACTTGTTGTTACTAGAACGGTGGCTTTAGAAAGCTCTTGTTCACACTCTTTTTGAGTTGGGTATTGGCCTAGCTGATAATGCGTTACGTTGTTGTTCAGTATTTGAAAGAATATGAGTATCCACATTACTGG